GCGTTGAAGAGTTTTTATCCACCCCGGCGATTACGCCAATTCACGGAACAGTTGTAACCGTGTCTGAAAGAAGTGAATAGATTTGTAGCAACATTCGCTATTTCATCAGTTTTATTTATCAGAAAAAGGTCCCTTACAAATCCGACCTCTGATATATGATGAGATTAGCGTCTCAAAGCACGTGTTCTCTTTAGGAAACACACCCCCGAATATGGACTAACATAGATAGGTTTCCGCTTTAACCTGTCGCGATAATGTTATTTGTCCACCCGCGTATGCAAGCGCGATCATTGCAATTTTGTGTTATTATTTAATTTTAAGTAAAATGGATTTAGTCAACATGTCATATTGGATATAGTTGATCTATTTGGCCCACAGGCTCACCGTGGTCGCAATTTTGCAGTAAATGTCATCTTGAGTGTTTGGCGACACTCTTTTTGAACGGTAGATTCAATGAAATACATATGTATATTTAATCAGTTTTCTGGTCGCTGTCACTAGAATTAATGATAATAAAAGCCGATGCCCCCTGAAACATGGAGCGACACAGTAGTGTCCAGGGATACGTAATAAAAGTCAAAGATTCAACCGATAGTTAAAAGTACAGATGAACAATCTTGAATAATAACCCGCGGATTCCTCTGCGTGCGGTAGAACACGAGGATAAGTGCGAGAAGTGTCGACTCTCGCATCGAATAAATGTAGACAAAACCCCCCCAGCCTTCCAAAATGCAAGTTCTTATAAGTGACAACGTTTATGGTGAGAAGAGGCACGTCATTGATACGCCAAAGGTCAATGACACCTTCCCTAGTCGGGATAACGTTACGTCCGTTGACGCGACGCACGCCGTTTTCAGCAATGATTACATAGTGCAAGCCGAGGAATGTGACGCCCAATGGCTATTGCAAGGCGAGTACAGGACAGGCCTGGCTCAGACCGAGGATAGTACAGGAGGAGCGAAGACCCAACATAATAAAATACATAAAAATATGGGAATCGCAGCCGGATTACACGAGCTTAGCTCAGGAAAGGGAAATAAAGGAACAGGGCTTGGAGCGAGACCAAGACTGCAATCCAAAGTGACATCAAGCGCAAAACAACTGAATCGATACAAAGCGATCAACATTGTACAAGGCGAAGAAGTACACGACCTATTAGAGGTACAGGGGGGATTCATTGACGAATGCATAAATGGGTTGCATAATCGTCACAAGAAAGATTTGAAACTTTTAGCAGCAAAGTATTTACTAAATGAGACTATTAAGGACCATGATTGGCCCGTCTTATGTGAGCGTATTGCTTTGTGTTTCGTAAATCTTTCTTCGCAGACTACATATAGGGGATTAATTACATCTATATATTTGGTTTGTAAGGACTTTGGGTTAGTCCGCCATGACAAATCTTTCATATTAGGGTTAGTAGCATGTGTTAACGAGTTTTTGGACTCGTCTATAATGACACAATTTAAGGATGTTTATAGTAGAGCAGATTTAGCAAATATATATAAAAATTTTAAACAGAATCATAAAAAAGATGGATTGGAGGATATGGACCCTGACGAAATTTTCGAGGTCTTTGGTGTAAAAGAACCAGAGCTTCAAGAAATACTGAAAGGAAGCGTGGCTGACATGTTAGATGTACAGTCCGGATCCACAGTTAAGATTGGAATTGACTTGCTTATTAGTTGCTTGCGCAATCCTCGAAAATTAGCTTCTTTGGGATTAGTGAAACCCGTAGTACAATTTATTCGTGCCCTCATGGGTATGGGTTTAATGCATTATTGGAC